TCGACCAGCGATTTCTCCGCAAGGAAAACAAAAGTTAAATCACACTGTTAAGAACTTTGTCAATGAGTTCAATAAGACAGAGGTGAGAAAGATGATGATTCAGGACGGATTTGGTCAAGGCAATTGGGACGATTTATTTCAAACAATGAATCGTTTTTCGCTTGACAAATAACCCGAAATGATATATATTATGATTACCACATCAAAAACGAAACGGAGCAAAAATGGCTGTAGCAATGGCTGATGAACAAGCAGATTTTTCACATTATGGTTCAAAGTTTCAAGAAGGACTGGCACAGCTTATTCTTGATGACCGTGTTTTCGCTGACCAAATCAGCGAGGTTCTAGACTATCAATATCTTGAAGTCAGGTACTTGAAGGAGTTTGTCTCCAAGATATTTGATTACCGACAGAAGTATGGTACACATCCTTCACGGGATACGATGACCACTATTATGCGAGCCGAGCTTGAAGATGTCAACGAGGTTGTACGTCGGCAAATGCGTGACTATTTTGCGAGGGTGTATGCCTCCCCCCCACTAGTGGATGGCGCAGCGCACATTAAAGAAGTCTCTCTGGACTTTTGTCGAAAGCAAAAGCTGAAAGCAGCAATGCTCAAGTGTGTTGGTCTAATCAAGTCATCAAGCTTCGATGAGATTAGTAAAACTATGAATGAAGCTTTGAATATGGGTGCTCCGAATGATGCTGGTTATGATTATATTTTGGACTTTGAGAAGCGTTTTGAAATAAAGGCGAGGAATCCAGTCTCGACAGGCTGGCAGCAACTCGATTCTATTTGTCGAGGCGGCTTGGGCGCAGGAGAGCTTGGAGTTTGCATTGCTCCTACTGGAGCGGGCAAGTCAATGGCTCTGGTCCATCTTGGGGCTCAGGCGGTTCTTGAAGGAAAGACTGTTGTTCATTATACACTAGAGTTGGCAGACACTGTAGTCGCTACCCGGTATGATAGCTGTATCACGGGCGTGCCCCTGTCTAACACGTTCTCCAACAAGGAAAAGATTTATGATGCAATCAAGGATATCGAAGGGCAGCTTATTGTTAAAGAATATCCAACAAAATCTGCATCTACAAAGACAATTTCATCTCACTTGGACAAGCTACAGCGTCGGGGCGTTGACGTTGGTATGATTATTGTAGATTATGGTGATTTATTGCGACCAATTAGTGCTCAAAGAGAAAAAAGAAATGAGTTGGAATCTATTTATGAAGAGCTACGAGCAATCGCCCAAATCTACGAGTGTCCTGTTTGGACAGCCTCGCAGACGAATCGGTCAGGCTTGAACGCAGAGGTGATTACGATGGAGTCTATTTCGGAAGCCTTCAACAAGTGCTTTGTTGCAGATTTTATCTTTTCTTTGTCACGAACGATTGAAGATAAGAACACGAACGAGGGTAGGTTCTTCATTGCAAAAAATAGAAACGGTCCAGACGGTCTTGTGTATCCAATTTTTATGGACACTGCAAACGTCAAAATTAAAGTAATGTCAAACGCTGCAATGACACCTAATCAGGCGGTATCGAAAACAAGCAAAGAGCAAGCTCAGTCGCTCAAGGATAAGTATAAGGCATTCAGAACAAGAAAGAAAGAGGAATAAATGTATAATGAATCAGAGGTTAGGGAAGCAACCCTAGAATATTTTAATGGCGATGAGCTTGCAACAAATGTTTTTATAACAAAATATTGTTTGCGAGACAACGAGGGCAATTTTGTGGAAAAAACTCCGCAAGATATGCACAACAGAATGGCAGCGGAGTTTGCTAGGGTAGAAGAAAAGTACGGTGGACCGAGAGCCCTGACTAAAGAGAAGATTGTTGAGTATTTTGACAATTTTAAATATATTGTTCCACAGGGTTCGCCAATGATGGGGATTGGAAACAGTTATGTTAATGTTTCTTTGTCTAATTGTGTGGTCGTTGACACTCCTGCTGACAACGTTTCTTCAATTGTCAACGCTGGAAGAGATTTGGCTAATTTGTTCAAGCGTCGGTGTGGTGTTGGGCTTGACCTATCTGACTTGCGACCAGACGGAACCACAGTAAACAACTCGGCTGGCACCACAACAGGTGCTTGGTCGTTCGCAGACTTTTATTCTTATGTCTGTCGAATGATTGGGCAGAACGGTCGTCGGGGTGCCTTGATGATTACAATGGACGTTCGACACCCAGACATTGAGAGCTTCGTGACAATGAAGCAGGACTTGACTAAGGTCACGGGTGCCAACGTTTCCGTCAAGATTAGTGATGACTTTATGGAAGCAGTGCAGAACGATGAAACATTTAATTTAAGGTTTCCAGTCGATTCAGACAATCCAAAATATACAAAAGAAATTAATGCCAAGGCACTGTGGGACACAATCGTAGAGTCCGCAACTACTACAGCCGAGCCCGGTATTCTGATGTGGGACAACATCGTAAGCAATCTGCCAGCACATTCTTATTCAGATGATGGCTTCAAAACAATTTGTACGAATCCTTGTGCAGAGATTCCTTTGTCTGCATATGATTCGTGTCGCTTGATTTCTATTAATTTAAAAAACTTGGTGGACGCGCCATTCACATCTAAGGCAACATTTAATTTTAATAAGTTCACGGAAGTTGCTTCCGCTGCGATGCGGCTGTCTGACGACTTGGTTGATTTAGAGCTTGAGAAGTTGCAGTCAATTATTGAACTGGCAGACACGCCCGACGAAAAAGAACTGTGGAGTAAGCTCTATGTCGCAGCCCGCGATGGTCGTCGAACTGGCTTGGGAACTCACGGTCTTGCTGATGCGCTTGCTTGTATGAATCTGGCTTATGATTCAGACGAGGGATTGAGCGTCATCTCTAGAATTTATTCTTGTCTTCGTGAGACCGCATACCAAGAGAGTGTGAATCTGGCTACAGAGAGAAAGCAGTTCCCAGTATTTTCTTGGAGTAAAGAAAAGAACAACGGATACATTAAGAGGCTTCCCGAGACGCTTCAGCGAGCTATTGCTCGCCACGGTCGTAGGAACATTTCTATTCTGACGAACGCACCGACTGGTTCGGTGTCGATTCTTTCTCAGACCTCATCGGGTCTTGAGCCCGTGTTTAGAAACTCGTACATTCGCCGCAGGAAGATGAGTCACGATGAACACGATGTCGAAGCTGACTTCGTAGATGAGCTTGGTGACCGATGGAAAGAGTTTGAGGTTTATCACCATAACGTGCAGCAGTGGAGAAGTGCGAATCCTGACAAAGAGCTTCCGAGCTTTTTTGTAGAGTCAGACCAGATTAATTGGCAGCGCAGAGTTGAGATTCAGCAAGCCATTCAGGATAACATTGACCACGCTATTAGTTCAACAATTAATTTGCCAGCGGGAACTGAGCCCGCAGTTGTCGGAGAACTATACTTGGAGGGCTGGCGTCGTGGTCTGAAGGGCATCACAGTTTATGTTGACGGTAGTCGCACTGGCGTCCTTGTCACTAAAGATGAAAAGCCTTCAACAGAATTGTTCCCTCAGCACCGGGCTCCTAAGCGACCACAAGAACTTGAGTGTGACATCCACCATACTACGATTCAGGGCGAAAAGTGGGTTGTGCTTGTTGGGATTCTTGATGGTAAGCCCTATGAGGTTTTGGCTGGCGAAGCGAGTCTTATTGAAATTCCTAAGAAGTATGACAAAGGTCGCCTGAACAAACACACCTATAAGTCAAGAATGAATCGCTATGATTTATCTTTTGGTTACAATGGCGACACCATAACGATAAAGGACGTGGTAAAGGTTTTTGATAATCCGAGCAACGCCTCTATTACTCGAATGATTTCTTTGGGGCTTCGGCACGGCGCACGTCCGAGGTTTATGGTAGAGCAATTATCTAAGGACAAGAACAGTGATATGTTTAGCTTCACCCGATGTATTGCACGTATTCTAAAGAATTATATTCAAGACGGTGAGCCGACAAGCGACAAGCAGTGTGAATCTTGTGGGGCTGAAACGCTGGTGTATCAAGACGGCTGCGTTACCTGTACATCTTGCGGCTATGCAAAGTGCGGCTAAAAAAAATAAAAAAAGTTCTTGACATTTGAATCAAGTTAGGTTATATTAATAGCACAACAACCAAGCAAGGAGAACATAATGGTTGATAACAACGAAAACAATAACCCTGTTGATGAGCACGACGAGCACGTCATCAACTATGTTAAGTCGCTTGCTGCTATTGAAGAGGCAATGGAGCCGTTCAAGGAGCAGAAGCGGGCACTTAAAAATAATTATATGGAAAATGGCTGGCTGTCGCGTGAAGATATCAGCTTGGCTGTTAAGGCTTTCCGTATGATTCAGAAGAAGACTGACCCCGAGCAGTTGATGGACTATTACAACACTGTTAACAAGAAGTTGAGGTGATGTATATGGAACCAATGAACAAACACATTAGAATTTCGCTGGTGAATCACAACACTGCCACTGCGGTGGACGGTGTGCTTATGCCAGACGGCTATAAGGCGGTCCAAGAGTGGCAGTCGGCTGTGATAACTGACATTTCAGATGATTGTATCTCAGTTGATGAGTACGATGTGGGAAGCGTTATCGTCTTCCCCGGTAATATGCTTTTGTCTGTAACGTCAGCAGGTGAAGAATATCACTTTGTGCAAGAAAACTATGTTATTTGTAAGTCTGGTTCCTGAATGGGGTAAAGATGAAGCGGCTGGTTGTAGGCGCGAACATTGAAGCGTTGAGATATTCTTTTGAACACGACATACCTCTTGTTTATTTGAATATCCGACCGCCCCATAGATTTACCGGCTATAGGGAAGAGTGGCATCATTTATATTTTGCCCTCTCCCTTGCCGGTAAAATTAAATTTGCAGATAAGGTGTCTCAAATTCGTATTGACGGCGAAGACTTGAGAGTCACGGTTGGTCATCACGTACACGAAATACGAGACACTACTTTTTATGTTTTTGATGCAGATAGTATCGAAAATTTTCCTCCACCAGTATCAGGCGATACCCTCAATGAAGTTTTGGACTGGATTGATGTCAGAAGTGGAATGAAGCACAAGTTCGATGTGATTCACATTTATCATAATTTTATTAAGTCAATAAATTTTTATCCATCTGATAGAGTTGACGGTAACCGTCATCTAAAAGATGTTTGTGTTGTAAGCTATATGACTGATGAGCAGCTTGATGATTTTAATTGTTCGGAACTGATAACGAGGTTCAAGGCAGAAGAGATTATGAAGCAAGCGGGAATAAAGGGCGCAGGAAACGGCGTTGGCAGGTATCTTCCGATTCGATTAGAGTCACGAAACAGAGAGGTGTTCCCCCTCAAGCCAAAAACGTATTTAAGCTTGCCTTCAACAATTAAAATTACGAGACAGAAGGGCTATAGATACCCAGCCTCTAAAAACGATTATTTAAATTATTTACTTGAGAGTGTGGACTATGATAGAGAGCGGTGAGAAAAATATTTCTGCCTTTCATCTGGCGGGAATCGTTCCCATTGCTGGACAGCCGCTCGACTTTAATATGCCGTGGCACGACAGCCTTATGCCTATTGGAAAAAATTATTTAGCAGCAGAGCGTGCAGTGCTAGAATGCGCTTGGGCGGGAGCAGAAACTGTATGGGTCGTGTGCCATAGAGAGATGCAGCCTCTAATTAAAAAGCGATTAGGTGAGTGGATTTTTGACCCGAACTCTCTTCTGCAAAAAGGAATCTTCCAGTCGGAGAAGCGTAGGCGCATTCCAATATATTATGTCCCTATTCATCCGAAGGACCGTGACCGCCGTGATTGCCTCGGCTGGTCGGTTCTTTATGGTGCCCTCAGCGCGTATCACGTCTCAAGAAAGATAAGTAAGTGGCTCATCCCAGATAAATTTTATTGTGCATTTCCATACGGAATCTATAATCCTGATATGCTAAAAAATTTTCGCAGAGAAATTTCCAGAAATGGAACTTTTTGCTTGACATATAATGGAGAATCTGTTAAAACTGGTGAGTACTTAGGATTTACTTTTGATGGTGAAGATTTCAAGAGATGCCGCAGACGAGTCAGAAGGGAGAGCACAGTTCTGCTGGATTCAGAGGGCAACAGGTTGTCAAAAGAAAAAAGATGGTCTGCGAGAAACTTTTCCCTTGACAAAGTATTCTCAGATGTTATAATAGATGTAGATTCAATGAACGAGATTTCAACATACCATAGGGTGGATTCTTGGGACGGTCTGAGGGCTTATCTGTCAAGCGATGATGTTTTGACAAAGCCAGATTTTTTTAAACCTAAAAAGTGGAACAAGGTGGGAGGTGAAAATGAGAAATAGGCTTGAGCGAGCTTATGATGAGCTAAGTATCGTAACAAAAGATTTTGCAAATATGCCGAATCGGTTTTATCAACTCGATACTTCA